TGGAAAAGCAACTATTGTTGAGAGCATGGCAACAGGCGGAGCGCAACCATTCGGACAAGAAGCATATGTGAAAAATAAACTTGACGTTTATGTTTCTGATAACGTAGAAATTTCAAATGACTTTAGGACTTTTCAGTTCCAAACAGGAACTACAATTGAACAAATAATCGAAGAAATTGTAATTCTAAGTACATACGGACAAAAAGCAGCTACAGAAATTAAACCAGATTCGAACGGTATGATTCCTTGGTTTAGGGTTCACACACAAACTTTCTTAGTGTCAGATGAACAAGTAAGAAGTGTTAGCGGACAAAACCCGAGAATTTTTGTTTATGCTGTTGTTCCTTACTTGGTACACTCAAGTGTGTTTAATAATTCAACACAACCTTCGGTTGGAATTGAACGAAGGAAACAACAAGCAGCAAAACAGTATGATTATATCTATACTGGTCAAAATGATGACATTATAGACTTTGAAATTAACTTTAACAATGCATTTTTTAAAGCAGTTAGTTCAGGCATAAACTCTTCTGGTACTGCTAGGACAGCAACAACAGACAGTACAAATAATCCTAATAACTCGACATTTACACAATCCGAAGGCGCAGCAGGTGTTGTAAGTTTAACGGGCAATCCTAATGTTACAGAAGTTGCAAATGCAGTTTCAACTGGACAAGGCGGCGGCGGCGATGCTGACAGTCCTAAAGTTCAAGTTGCAAGAATGTTTAATGAAGCTATTGTAAATAATGAAGTTGACTTGGTTACTATGGATTTAACTATTTTAGGCGATCCGTATTATCTAGCAGACAGCGGCCAAGGAAATTATAGTTCGCCATCATCTGGAGATCCTGCATACACAGCAGACGGCACAATGAATTATCAAAGAACAGAAGTTGAAGTAAATGTTAATTTTAGAACTCCTATAGATTATCCTACTACTGGAGGTAATATGATTTTTCCAACTGGCATAAATGGAAAAGGTGATACTGTTCCTGTAAATGCATTTGGAGGATTATATAAAGTTAATACTGTAAAGAATTCTCTAGCAGGAGGCAAGTTTACGCAGGTATTAAAATTAATTAGACGTCCAAATCAATCAACTGATACAGGACAAGAAGGGTCGCAACAAGACGATAACGCTGTAACAAGTAGGCCATCAAATGAAGCAGCAGATGGCGGCCAAAATGTTACTCCTACTACTCCGTCAAATCCTGATGCTAACGATCCAAGAGGCGATCAAACAGCAGCACCAAATACTGGCGGCTCAGGAGCAACGCCGGCTACAGCAACAGGTACTACAACAGGTACTACAACAGAAACTCCAGCACCGGCGCCAGCACCAGCTCCAACTACGACACCAGTTGATAGAGGTCCGTTAGATATATGGGGTTTTCCGAGACCGCAAAGATAGGAATTTTAAATGGCAGTAGATAGTCGTCCAGGTAATAGAAGATTAGTAACTAACCCAGGTCCTTATGAAGCAATCGTGGTATCTCATCTTGATCCTAAAAGGATGGGAGGATTAACTGTTGAACTATTAAAAAATAGTGAAGGCGGAAACCAACCTGAAAGATCGGGACAAATTGTTACAGTAAAATATATGAGTCCTTTTGCAGGACAAACTCCTATTACTGGTACTACATCTGAAGATACATTTCAAGGAACACAAAAAAGCTATGGTATGTGGTTTGTTCCGCCTAGTCCAGGAACTAAAGTTCTTGTTATGTTTGCTGAAGGAAATATTGCAAGAGGATACTGGATAGGATGTGTTCACGATACTTACATGAATTGGATGACACCAGATCCGTGGGCAGGAAGTGAATTTAACACACAAGAACAAGGCAGACCGTTACCTGTTGGAGAATACAATAAGCGTATTGCAACAGGAGTAGGTAATAATCCTAATAGATATACTAAACCAGTGAATAGTGACTTCTACACTATTTTAGCAAAACAAGGACTGGTTGATGACCCGGTAAGAGGCCCAGGAAATCATTCAAGTCGTAGAGAAATTCCTTCGCATATTTATGGAGTAAGCACCCCCGGACCTAGAGACAAACGAGACGGCGCTCCTAAAGCACCAATTGGTGATTCTAACTCAAGAACACAGAGTTTTGCTAGTGTTCTAGGCGGCCATAGTATTGTAATGGATGACGGCGACGAACGAGAAATAAGAAACAGCTATGCTTCGCAAGGTCCTAAAGAATACACGAGTTTAGTTGACGATCCAGATGCAACAACAGGAATAAAAACTATTCCTAAAGGCGAAATGATGCGTTTTAGAACACGCACTGGACATCAAATATTAATGCATAATTCAGAAGATTTAATTTACATTGCAAATGCAAATGGATCTACGTGGATTGAGCTGACAGCAAACGGAAAAATTGATATCTATGCACAAGATAGTGTTAGTATTAGAACACAAAATGATTTAAATGTAAGTGCTGACAGAGATATTAATATGACCGCATCACGTGATATTAATTTTAATGCTGGTCGCAATTACAAACTTACTGTTTCTAACAACAGTGATGTAAAAATAGGAGTAGATCATAAATTAGATGTAGGGTCTAATAACGACATTTACGTTGGAGCAGATCAAAAATTATTTGTAGGTGCAACTCGTAATACTATTGTTACTGGAGCACATAATATTACTAATCAAGCAACATTTGATATTAATACTACAGGCGACAGAAAAGATACACAAGCAAACTTAGATTTAAACACTGGCGGTTATAATTATCTAACATCCGGAGCAAACACAGAAGTTGCATCCGGCGGAGATATTTTAATGTCTGCAAGTCCAAATATACATTTAAATGGACCTGCGGCAACAGGTGCAGCTAATGCAACTGCTGCTTCTCAGGCTGCTGTTGCAGCACCAGCACTTTGGCCAGTACGAGTACCAGTACACGAACCGTGGACTGCACACGAACATTTAGATCCAGGAACATTTACTCCTCAATTTACACAAGCAACCGGATCACCGAGTCCTGCATTAAGAGAATCAACACCGCAACTTGGTAGCGATGGCGACTTAGCAGGGAGTGGCGCAGCAAGTGGATCAACAGTAGCAGCAGCAAATCTTAACGGACCGCAAACTGTTATTCCTGGCGAAGTAGGGCCTGTAGGAGATCAACCTGCAAAACCGGTTGAAGTTACATTATTACAACAATACTTCTTAAGCGAACTTATTAAGAAAATTGGTCTTGATCCAGCTAATGCGTTAAAAACAGCAGACCCTAGTAGACTAGCACCTGGAGAAACTCCAGGAAATGCAGAAGCACTTGGTATGGCAATGGCACAAATACAAGCAGAATGTGCGTTCCGTCCGAGAAGTGAAAACTTAAACTATCGTGCATCTGCACTTAGACGAGTATTTCCGACTCGTGTTCGAAGCGATGCATTTGCACAAGAACTTGTTGCAGCAGGTCCTGCTGCGATTGCAAACACAATTTATGGCGGCCGCTACGGCAATGCACAAAATGAAGGTTACAAATATCGTGGCAGAGGTCTTATTCAGTTAACGTTTAAAAGCAACTATGAAACGTATGGTAGAAAAGCAGGAGTTCCGCAAATTGTACAAAATCCCGATCTAGTAAATGATCCTGAAATAGCTGTAAAAATTGCATGTGCTTATCTTGAATCTAAAACAGTAAGTTGGGATAGTTTTGATTACGGAGCACTAGGCGAGCAATTCCGTGTAGCAGTTGGATATGCTAATCAAGGCGGCGCAGAAACAAGAAATCGTATCGGCCTGGGCAGAGGTTTTGCAAGTAAAATTATTACCGGCGAGCTTACACCTGTGGCAAGCATTACTACAGAACCTGCAGGAACTAACATTGAAGCAGGCAATAGGGTTGACACAGATGATCCTAATTATGCAGGGCCACAATAAAGGTTAAATACTATTATGAGTACGCAAGAGAAAAAACTATATAAAGAAATTGAAATTAAAGCTAACAAGCGTCCTTCTGCACCAGTAGAAAGTCGTGCTTATAAAGGCATTTCAACTGTTAATAACGACAGTAATAGTTTTAATCTCTATGATATTGCTCTAATTAAGCAGGATATCATTAACCATTTTCACATTAGAGTAGGCGAAAAATTAGAAAATCCAAGTTTTGGAACTATTATTTGGGACGTACTTTTTGAGCCAATGACAGACGCTCTTAGAGATGCCATTGCTAATAATGTTACACAAGTTATTAACTATGATCCAAGGGTACAAGTTGAACAAGTTACTGTTGATACATACGAAAGCGGCATTTTGATAGAGTGTACACTTACATATTTGCCATATAATATTTCAGAAAGTATGAGACTGAAATTTGATGAAGACAATGCAATAGCGTAGTATAGAATTAAGTACGCACTTTTTTAAACTTAATAAATACTGTATCACATAAAGGAAAGCAAGTATGTCAAGTACAGACAGACAAAACAGATTATTATTAGCAGAAGACTGGAAGCGAATTTATCAAACCTTCCGTAATGCGGACTTTCAAAGTTATGACTTTGATAATTTACGTAGAACTATGATTGGCTATCTACGTCAAAATTATCCTGAAGATTTTAATGATTATATCGAATCAAGTGAATACTTAGCACTTATTGACCTTATCGCTTTCCTGGGTCAAAATATTAGCTATCGTATTGATCTAAATGCTAGAGAAAACTTCTTAGAACTAGCAGAACGCCGCGAGAGTGTATTACGTTTAGCAAGATTGCTTTCCTATAATCCTAAACGTAACCAAGCTGCAAACGGTCTGTTAAAGTTTGAATCTGTAAGTACCACAGAAGAATTATACGATTCCAACGGAACTAACTTAGCAGGACAAACTGTACTTTGGAATGATATTTCAAATCAAGACTGGTACGAACAATTTATCAAAGTTTTAAATGCAGCATTACCTGCAAACTCAGTCTACGGCCGACCTGTAAAAACAGGAACTGTAAATGGCGTTAGTGCTGAACAATACAGGGTTAATGGTACAAACACTGATATTCCAATTTTTGGATTTAGTAAAAATGTTGACGGAAAAAATACACAGTTTGAAATTGTGTCAACTGGCATCGAGGATGACAGCATTGTTGAAGAATCACCGTTACCAGGAAACAACTTTGCATTTTTATATAGAGATGACGGCCAAGGTGCAGGTAGCTCTAACACAGGATTCTTTGCTCATTTTCGTCAAGGACGATTAGATCAAGGAAACTTTAATGTATCTAATCCGTCTACTAACCAAGTAGTTGCACTAGATGCAGTTAATGTTAATAATTCAGACGTTTGGTTATATAAATTAGATAATATTGGTAATGAAACAGAACTATGGAGTAAGGTTGATGCTGTTGAAGGTAACAATATTGTTTACAACAGTTTAAGTAAAAACATTAGAAATATTTATAGTGTTCTTACCCGTGTAGAAGACAGAGTTAGCTTAATATTTTCAGATGGAACTTTTGGCGAATTACCAAAAGGATCCTTTAAAGTTTACTATCGTATAAGCGAAAATAGAAGCTATGTAATTAGTCCTGACGAAATGATTAATATATCAATTAGTATACCTTATCAAAGTAAAACAGGAACTAGTGAAAGATTAACAATTGGTTTAGAATTAAAATATACTATTGATAACGGAACTACTTCTGAAACAAATGCAGAAATAAAAGCAAATGCTCCTGCTACATATTATACACAAAAT